TATCAGTTAAATCTTTAATGTATCCTCGATTAAAATAGTACTTGCAGGCATTTGGACAAGTGGGCTGCCATCTGCTGAAGCTATATAGCAGTTGCCGTTATCGAATGTGAGTTGAACAATCATTGATTGTGGATTATCCCATGAATCTGCATACGACATCGATAGACTGAACACTCCGGAAATATTCTTTACAGACGAATCAAATGTACATAATCTCCGTTTGCCGTTCACTTCAGGAGCTATCATGGAAGTTCCTGTATTGGCAGCAGCCAAGATATTAAAATAGACAGTTTCATTGCCCGTCTGTTTTGCCCGGTATATGATTTCTGCTTTTCCGGAAACGACTTCACTTAGGGATAACTGGGCTTTCATGTCCTTTTCTATTATGGTCTTGTCCAAATAATCTGTGACAATAGCCAATATTTTATTCCTGAATGTTACTACATCATTTCTGCCTACATACATATCTGACTTTGTATATGTTGTTGACAGTTTTACATACCTGCGCTCATATACTTGCGCTTCAGAATTGTCCGCAAATATTTCATTTTGAAATTTTTCCTGAACAACCACCCAGTATACTGGTTGTGATGTAGGCACAGTAAGAATATCCGGTTTTATCGGATAAACTTCATCATCTATCACGATATATCCATTTCCGACAATAGTATACACTGTATTGGAACCAAGGATTTCCGTGCTGACCGGATCGCTTAACAGAATATGTTTCTCTCCCAGTTTCATCCCGGAACAAATGGCTTTCAATACGTCTGCTGTGGATTCTTGCATAAATTCCAAATCATCCAAATAAAATGGCTGTCCGCCTTCTTTAAATAACAGTTTATTCATATTCGTATATTTTAAGGACGTAGGTTCGTCCGGCTGGTTTATAATAGTCAATCAAGTTTTTAATCTCATTCTCATACGTTGACAGGAACGACGGTATGTTCACCATGTAATTTCCCGAATAGTTCCCTTCACCGCGCTGCTGGATGTGTTTCTTTCCCACTCCTTCACCCCGTTTATACAGGTAGGACGGGATTTGCTCTTCCCTGCGGTGATACAGGTACGATTCTTTTCCCGCAATATCAGTGATGTATATTTCCCTGTTTTTCAAGAAAAACCTGTCGTTCAGCACTTTCTCGATATATATCACCTGACCGTTTATATTCAGCTTGTTGATAGCCTGTTTACGGTAGCTTTTAAACAGGGTGTAAATGAAGATTAAAGGGAGAAGGAAGATGGATATGATTGCAAATATCTTCCTTTTCCTCAATGACGGACGAAGCACATACTGCGCGTATTTGATAATGTCAAAATCATACCACATAAGTCAGGGAGGTTTCAAGGCTGTTCAGGATGAAGCACCCGGCTACAGCCGTATAGTTATTATTTTTAATTACGTTATATTCCGTAGCGGATGCCGCTTTTGCGGCACATTCTCCAAGTTCGATATCCAGTACGCCTTCAACCCTCTGTATCGCGTCAACAAGTTTTGTCTTATTGAATTTACCGCCATACTCGATACCTTTCAGATAATCGTTGATGGCGGCAAGTACTGGTTTACTACCATCCGTCAGGCGGATACCGGAAGCGTTGATAACCATAGGATCGACTTCTATGGTCGCGTTGATACGGATGTCATCTGCCGGAATTGACTGTATTGACAAGATTACCCCGGCAATCTTGATCGAATTCATATAGCTTTTAAATGCCGTCAGAACGTCCCCGGTCAAAGGACAAGGAAGTCCCCCCTCATCTCCGGACACGAGTATCTGAATACTTCCTCCGCGATCTTTGACTGCCACATACTTGACAAGCTGTTTGGTTTTGTCGATAACGGAATACCGGAACTGGTATTTCTCCGGATCATAGACCAGCGGATCACCATACTGGAAAGCCAGCGCACTGCTATGATACCATCGCACGGTCGGTATGATATTGGCGTCAATCCGTTCCTCCACGTCCGATTTGAACTGGTCAAACATTTGCTCTATGACGTGCGCTGTTGCCGCAAAAATGTAAAACAGGGTACTTTCTATTGATACGGGGGAAAACACCGAATCAAAGTCGGCATCACCCGTGATGCCATACAGGTCACGGATAATGCTGTTTGACATATAGGCATCCGTCATTTCTTTCTTTATTTCTGCGATTGTTCTAGCCATTACTTAAATTGTTCGGTAAACTGTTCGGTGAAAATTCTCAATCGTACCGCATTTGAGGCGGTTTCAGAAGTAGCCGGACAAACGGAGTTCCGCTGGCAGTAATCAGCCAGTTCACTGTTATAGACCTTTTCCGGGGTTTCGATTTCCTGTCCGGCTTGTAGGGTGTCCGTTATGCCCATATCGTTCGTCCTGGCAAGCATGAAAGCCGCTTCGATTGTACCATATTCCTGCACGGCTATGTCCAGCAGGGTTTGTCCGGCTTGTACTACAGTTTTCATCTTACATTTTTATAAATAAAAAATACAAATGCAATAAAAAAGGCTGCTATTACGGCTTTTGCCCACGGAGGAATGTACGCGACCTTTTCAACGACCTTTGTATCATTCTTCTCCTGTTTTTCCAGTTGTTCCTTCAGTGTCAGCAGGGTTTCCTGAATTTCCTGTATTTGTACCTGAATCTGTTCATTATAGGTTTCTTTCTCCTGTTTGGTAGACGTTCCCGTCGCTGTCTCCGTAGAGGTCGGGTATTGTTTCCCGGTCGAATCCGGTGGCGAATAGTTCGTCTTTTGCCAGTTGAATTCCATTTGCTGCATCATCTCGATAATTCGTTCAACGTTCTTGTTTACGTCGACCTGCGCTTTGTCCGTAGAAACTTCTTCCTGTTCCGTCTGCTTCTGCTCCGTGTTATCCTGATGGACGGTCGTGTCCGTTTTGGACGATCGGCAGGAACAGACGGACAGCACCACGATTGTGAGTAAAAAAACGAGTATCTTTTTCATTACGGTCGAACGATTACAGGTGGTAAAAATGAGGTAAATTCACTCTTTACGTCGAAGCAGGGACATTCTTTCATCCACTCGCATTTTTCGACGATGCCGTTCCCGTTCTTGTCCGGACTGGTATCTCGATGCCCGAGGATATCAATAATGTCGTGGCGGTGGCAGATGTCCTGAACGAGCTCGCGCATCGCTTTCTTCTGTGCGTCCGTCCGGGTATCCTTTGCCTTGCCGTTCTTATCCAGTCCGCCCTCATAGCAGATACCGATTGAACATCGGTTATAACTGGTTTTCTCACCGGGAACTATAAAGTTATCATGTGCCCCGATTTCGTTTTCCGCACGCATGGGAATCACGCGACCGTCTTTCCGGATATAATAGTGGTATCCCCATTTTCCAAAGCCACGGGCTACGTGTGAATCATTAATTTGCTTCTCTGTGAAATCTTTGTCCTCGCGTGTTGCAGAACAATGAATGATAATGTATGTAGGTTTATTCATCTTTCTTTTCCTCCTTATTTTCTGTTTCGTCTTCTCCTTGAATGTATTTCTTATACTTGCATTTATACCTGTAATCAACTCCGAAGAGTGCGCCTGCAAAAGTCGAAACTTCGCCATAGGCGACTAAAACCGAGTTGTCAATCTGTCCCGTAGGTACTACCCAAAATCCGCAAAACAGCAGGATCATTCCGGATACGGACAGAAAAACTGCGATCCATAACTGTACGTGTAGTCTTTTCATGATACATACTTATAAAATCAGGCGGAAGACTATCCACACCAGTAATATGACCGCATCTGCCAACAATGCTCCGCGTACCGTTGCCCGAATGTCTGCCGTGTCCGGATCATCGTCTTTCGATTCTTTCCATTTACCAGCCAGCCATGCGGAGACAGTTCCCAAGACCATGCCGCCCAATACGCTAAGGAAGCTCACCCCAAACAGGAAAACTGATGCTACCACGCACACGGCTAAAATGAGCATCCCAATCAGTCCGTGAATGATTTTATCCACTCCGAACTTTTTAATCAAATCGTTACTTGCTTTCATTTTCGTAAATTTAATCGTTAGTAATTTCAATATTTATTTTGTCCACCAGTTCCGAATAGTCAATGCCTGCCCGTTTTAGGTGGACTTTCATTTGTTTTTCAATGACTGTTTTATTAGCCTTTGAACGTATATACCGAATCAGGTTTGCCCCTAGAACCGGGTCTTCTTTTAGTTCTCCCTGATTCAGTTCCAGCACTATTGCCGCATTTTGAATCAAGGTGTCACCGACCGCAAATCCGGTCAGTTTCCCGTCTGTCCCTGTACGCGGGATAATCCTGATATCACCGTCTTTATCCAGTAGTAGTCCTTTCATTGCTTCACCCTTTCGTTTTCAATATCCGTAACTTGTGTTTCCTGCAAGGACTCCGAGAAATAGGAAGACAGGGCTGTTTTCAGTGCTGCTCCGCCATCGTTGGGAGTAGGTGTCCAGCCAGACAGTTTTTGTTTCAGCGAATTGATGTCCTTTTCTATCAGGTTCAGCCGTTCCGTCAGTTCCCCTACTTTTACCATGCCGCCCAACTTCCCGTAATTCAGTACTATTTCGTCTACTTCTTCAGCGGAAATCAGGAAGGTATCGGTTTCCTGCCCTTCGACGATCCCGACCAAACAAGTAGTACCCGGTTTCGGGTAGATACATAGTGCACCCATTCCCAACTGGACGTTATAGTATTCAAGTTGGTCAACGACTCCCGTCACGTCCATTGCCCTGTTGTCCTTATCAACCGTATCGACTGTTACCCAGCGCAGCTGCGCTTGTTTTGCACCGTTTATCCGCCTTTCAAACGCATCGCGTAATTGTTCATCCGTTGTCATTCCGCCCGTCCTCCTAGGTCTATTTTTTGTCTGTAAGTGGCATCGTCTCTGAAATCCTTTGTCACCTTCTCAACATAATAGCATCCATTCATTTCCGGTGTCACCTCACTTTTCAGGTCGATTGTCATTCCGTGATGAACGACAGGTACTCCGAACAGTTCGACACCCCCGCGATACTTCTGTTTTTTAAGGCTTTCGTAAAAATCCTTTGCAAACGTCTTCAAGTCCTCTACCTTGATGGACTTTCCTTTCTCATTGTAGGTAAGGTTATAAACCTCGCTTCCTTCTACCCCGGCTTTTGCTTCCAGTTTCTTACCGCCTGCACCAATGCTGACCACTTTAACCTGAAATTCACCGTTCGTTTCGTTCAAGTCCTGACTGACTGCGTTTTTTTCCAGTACAATCTTCACCTTTTTGGTGTCAACCTTTGATGAATATACATTTCCGCAATACAGGACTTTACCGATGAAATAGCAGTGAAGGTTAGTCTTTTTCCGTATGTCGTCAAAAATCTCCGCAACCGTTTTTGATGAATACCGTACTGCGCCAAGTTCCGCATCATAGTTAGTTTTCACCTCATAGTCTTTGGCAACATCTGCCAGCAGCTTCTTCAGCGTGACATTCTTTGCGGAATAGGACACTGTCTTTCTTTTAAGCTTGTACATTTCATCCTCGCACCGGATCGTCACCGGGACACCCCAGCCGATTAATGAAATATAGCCTTCAAATTCAGTGTACAGGTCACCGTCATATCCGAGTTCAATTTTCACCTGATCCCCGGCAGACAGCATTTCCTTCAGGTCTTTTCCCGCAAAGTATTTGATACGCCTGGGAAGTATTATTTCAGCCGAATCCGTCAACATCTTCCATGAACTTTCGATGTGAACCGACGATATCGCATGAATGACCAGTTCCTCGCGTTTTTCGTTTGCCGGAAATATGATCCGGCTGCACATCATATAGCTCATAATGTCAATTCGTAAGGGTTGTCACTTGTCGCCTCTATCGTGAAGGGGACTACGCTGCTGTTTCCCTGAATCGGGTTGAACGAAAGGTTATCAATGACAATGGAATAAATATCCTTGTTATTGAAGATACTTCCCGTCACTCCGATCGCTTCCGTCACTTTGCGGAACTTATTAAGAGCGTTCACCTGTTCGGCTACTGTCTTGTAACCGTCCCGGCTTTTATCGGCTATGCAAAATCCCCGGATGTTGATTTTCCAGTCATCAAGCCCGTAGATTTCTTTCACAGTCCCGTGAACGCCCAAAACTTTAGTCTTCGAGCAGTTCATGGAGCGCGAAAAATCAACGATAGTTGCATAGGGCATCGGAAAACTAGCCATGTTCATCGTACCGCGTGACCCGTCCGGATTATAGGTGCTGTATTGCTTGTTTCCGTCAAGGGTAAACGTTCCGATCACCGGAGTCCCCATCCAGCTATACGCTTCGGCATCGGCATCCGGAATGGTTGTCACTCCGGTATATTGTCCCGGATTGTAATCCTGCAGGGTGCGTCCCCACGGAAGATAAATCGGGGATGAGATTCCGAAAACTTCCGTGAACAATGCACCAATATTTAACGCTGTATTTCCTGTCATAACTTTATCCTATTGCTGGTACTGTATCGGTCATCACTGCCAAAATTTCCCGTTTTACTTTATCTGTAATTTCACGTATATCCGCACCACCCGCAACACGGAAATTATTATTGAATGTCACGTTCATGGTGATGTTTTTCACGCTGCTTCCGCCTTTCCCGCCAAGTCCGGTCTTCTCATCGGTTGCCTTTGTCCCTCCAGTTGCCAGTACGGTTTGCCCGTTGACTGGAGACAAAGGGGAATTCAGGTTAAAACTGGCGTCCCCCTTTTTTTCTCCGTCTTTAGGGTGTGACTTTTCCCAGTCTGCCATGCCTTCTTTCCAGCCGTCTGAAAATGCGCTGCCGACCTTTTTACCCCCTTCAAGTGCTTGCTGTGATAGCCTGTCCCAAACATCGCTGAAATGGAAATCATCATCAAACCAGTTTGCCGGGTTGATGACATCAACAATGGCTTTCATCACGTTAAAAATGAACTTATAGTATTCCGTGAAGATTACTTTTATAAAGTTCCACAAGGCATAGAAGAAGGCGCGTACTCCCGCAAACTTATTCCAGAGAAAAGCGACCAGTGCTGTAATGGCAGTGATTGCAAGTGCTATCCATCCAATAATCGGAATACTGTAAATAGCGGTGGATATAAGAGCCGAAGAAGTAACTGTTGATACGACCATTTTAGCCATCCCCGCCAGCCATGCAATTGATGATTTGATAGAGACTAGAGTCATGATCTGTCCGATAGACCATGCGACAGTTCCGAGCGTCACCAATGCCCCGACAAGGACTCCCAACACTTCAAGAACTGGCGCAATAGGTTCTACAAATTCAAAGAAGCTGATTTTCAGGTCATCAATAAACGCTTGCATGCGTTTCTGCTTTTCGGCATAGGTATCCATTTGTTTGCCTGCCATATCGACTGCTGAAGTAGAACCCTGTATCGCTTCCGTCCATGTATCGATTTGGTCTACGCCATCAATTAAAGCCATCGCTGAAGCTAGGTTTTCACCCCCGAACAAGGCGGACATGATTGTCGCGTTGTGCATGACCGGAGTCAGGGCACGCAGGCGGTCAGTCAGTGAAAGGGACTGGTTTTGCATCGTTTCAATACTGACCCCGGCAGCTTTTAACTGTTTAACCGCGTCCGTAGTCGGAGCCTGTAATTTGACTATCGTATTACGCAAGGCAATACCGCCTTCAGAACCTTTTTTCCCTGATTTATCAAGCAACTGGATTGCAGAGTTCGTTTCAGCAAATTCAACACCGAATGTTTTTGCAACACTTCCCGTTTGTTTCAGGGCTTCCGCGACTTCCTTGATTTCGGCAGAACCTTCGACGGTTCCTGCCGCCATGATGTTCATATAGTCCGTCATGGTTTGTGCAGCCTTCATCGGATCGTCGAGCGAAACCTTATACTGGTTCATGGCGGTGGACATGGCGGCAGACGCTCCGGGCACATCATTCTGCATCGTCTTACTAAGTGTCATTACATTATTCGACATGATTTCGAGCGCGTCCGGTGCTTTTTTCAGTTCCGGAGTAATCTTTGAAAGCAAGTCCTTGTAAACGCCCATAGCATTTGCTGCATCAACACCGAAGGCTTTTGCCGTGTTACGGGCTTTGCCAGCGAGAACGTCCAGTTCCTTTCCTTCCATATTGGTGATACCGGACATTTCAGCAACGGCAGTTTCAAACCGGATACCCGGCTCGATAGCATCGTTAAAGGAATCACGGATATTGTCGACACCTTCCTTCAGTTGGTTGAGAAAGAACATTCCTTTTCCCAGCCCTTCCAGTTTTCCGGCTGCTTTCCCCGATGTTTCTCCAAGGCGGTCGACCACTTCTTCCGTGTCGTCGATTACCCGTGTAGCTTCCTCGGCAGCATCGGTCGCGGCATGTAACGGAGAGGTGATCCTGTCAACCAGTTCCAATATCCATTGAGTCACTTGCATTGTCTTTTGAGAATAATCGGTTTACTACTTTAGCGACTGCATTATGCACCACTATTTCAAATTCTTCCAACTCAGTTTTCCGCAACATGCGGTATTCGGCATAGAGCCTGAGCCATTCATCTTCGTCCAGTTTGCCCGGAACGTCAACGCCATATACTTTTTTCAGAATGGCGTCTATTCCCTCGACAAGACTGAACGATTTTGAATATTCCTCTATGCTTTGCTGATAAAAGCCGCCTGACCAGCGATTAACTGCCCAATGGCGGTCAGAACTGAAGTATAGACGGCAGAATCGTCCAACGCTTTCATATTACCAGCTGCCACGCAGTTCCGGATCAGGATGTCATTCGCTTCTTCAAGGTCGTCCTTTTTCTTCGCCATTGCCAACAAGATGTTTTTGCTCGGACGGACAATCAGGTAGTCATAACGTTCGTCTTCATCCACCTGTACGGTGACATGTTTCAGTCGTTTCCCGTATTTCGTTTTCAGTTCTGCGTGCTCTTCTTCCTTGAAGTCAACGATTAGAGCCTTTTCTTCCGCTGTCAGTTCCTCGTAAGGCTTTCCAGCCTTGATTTTCTTATCTTCCATTTTTAAAAGTCTTTTAAACGGTTATTAAACTACATTGCTACGTTCCAGTCGATGTGGCTGGGAAGAAGGGTGAATTGTGTAGCAATGCTTTTATCACCCTGCTTTACGTCTACGCCATTGTCCACAAATTCGACGTTCCGGATTACGTCTTTTACAATAAGTCCTTTATACTCATACATGACCGGAATATCAAATGGTTCTATATCCGTGAGACGCTTTCCGAAACCTAGTGCTAGCTGCAAGGCGTTCACCTCTTCTTTCAGAAGGGTGATCGATGCTTCAGCCTTATAATTCCCCTCACCGCGACCGACGGGAAATTCACCAGCACCGTAAATGTTCTCTTTCTCTTTGCTGTCCTTGTAGGAAAGGGCTGTAATACCTTCTACCTGACGACCGAGCATGACAACCTTGACGCTGTTCCATCCGGCTATTTTTCCGAATTTGTTGATTAATGTTCCTAACAATCCCATATTTTCAGATTTTATTTGTGAAACCCAAATCAATCTCAAACTCATGTACAATACCGTCTGCAACCAGCCTTACTTTGATGTTAAAAGCCTTGTCACTGACAGCCATCTGTTTGGGATCAATATAAATATCAAAGTCCGCAATATTCTCCGAATTGACCATGCTTTCCAGTGCGGATTTGACAAGAGCGTCCCAACTGCTGATCGTGGTGTTACTGATATATCCGGTGGACGGATCAGCCTTCACCTTGCTTCTTACACGAGGTAAAAGGGTCGTGCGGATGATGCGTGCAGCCTTGTTCCAAACAGCGTTATATTCTATGTAAGCATAGTCGCTGTCGGCTTCCGTACAAGTACATGAATTGCTGAAGAAGAACCCGGCATACCCTTGAAAGCTACCGACAAAGTTATACCCTTTGCCTGTCAGATTTTTCTGGTCGGATACACTCAACTGCGAGAAGGGTTTGCCATTGCTCAAAGCCGCGTCCAGCCAAATCCCGTTCAGTTTGTTAGTCAATGGATAGTCCTTTGTTCCCTTTGCTGTCCGTGGGTGGTTTTCAATATCAACGCTACCCATATTTTCATGTACATAGCGGACGGACAGCATTCCAAGTGCGCTGCCAACGGCAGCGTGTGTCCGGTACGCTTCATCTTTTGCAGCCTGTGCCGGGTCTTGTGCAATCACGACAGAGACATTTTCAGAATCCAGTTTCCGAAGGTCGACAGCATCGGCAATGGCATTGATATACTTGCCGACACCTTCCAATATCACCGCATCGATATACAGGTGGTCTTCCCTGAATTTATTGACCATCTTCTGTGTCTCTTGTACGGCTACGGTGATTGTTTCGTCTGCAGTCAGTGAGCAGATGCCAATGGTATTTACTCCGTTGATGGTACGTACCGCATTGACAAAGTCTTCTTTCGGCAGCAGGCTTGACACCTTTTCAGACTTCGGAACTAGCATAAGATACAGTGAACGTTCCGGAGACAGGCGGAAGACTTCGCTGGTATGATAATGCACCAGTTCCTTGTTCTCAAGGTCGATAGTATCGTCCCATCCCAACGCTTCCAAATCGGTGATATCGTTCAGGACTTCCGGCTTGTAATACTCAAGCTTTCCGATTTCCGAACCACCGACCACGAGCAAAATGACGCGGTCGCTGGTATCGGTATCCCGTACCAGTCCGCCATTCACTTTGTTAATTGATACTCCTGTAAAATTTCCCATGATAATTGTAGTTATTCAGATTTAGCCGATAAAATTGCACCAACACCGAATTCCTCGATACGGTCTACAATGCCGTAAGTTTGAGTACGATATTCGGATGTAGGACTTTTACTGCGTGTGTCAGTCGTTTCCGGCTTATACAGCGATTTTACGCTTTCAAGGTGATAATACGTATTAGGAGCATAGAAGAAGGTACTTGCCTGAAAATCCGTGTCGGCAGGAGCTTTTCCCTCATCAATCTTTTTCAATGTAGTCGCATTATAATATGGAGTATCATTGTTCTCAAAGAATTTTAGCCCCATGAATCCTTTCGGCTTTCCGGTAATTGGATCAACGTAGAATGTACGGTCATAGAAATACTTGGATGCATTCTCATCCAAGAGCAAGTCTCCCATGTGTAAAGGACAAAGCACCATATAAAGCGCGTCACTGACTGGAAGATTCCAAGTCTTAACTTGCGTTGCGAAGTTAACCAAATCTTTATAGCACAAACGGAGTCGTCCTGTACCGTCATTAGCACCTGTTGTTTTAATGACTGGCATTTCTTTTTTTTCGTTATCGTTTGGAGCTAACTTGTACAGGACATGGTTACGGATACCGACTTGGAAGGCTTCGTTATGTTTCACACGAATAGACGCCCGTTTGTCAAATGCAAGGTAACGGATTTCGTCATCTGTACATGATGTCGGTTCTGTGTCATAAATCTCCCAGGGAACTATGATATTTTGTCCTGTCATAGCTTTGGGAGTGAATTCCTCTGTATTATTCACGCGGAAACCGACATTGTTAATCAGTTTATTTCTGCGTATGCCATCTGCTGCTAAAGCTCCGGCAGGGACAGAGCCTAAAACTTGCATGAAGTCCGCTCTGTAATTGCGACGTTCGATCAACAGTTGAGGATCGACGTACTTGTTCAAATAAAAACCGTCTACTGGTAGTGCCATATTCTTTTTTTTAAATGGTTAGTATTTTATTTTCCGTTGCGCTTTACGTAGTCATTTAAAAGACGTTCGTATTCCGACGGATTTTTCTCCATGATATTTTTCAAAGCCTCCGGATCGTTTTGAAGGTCTTCGAACTTTTTGTTTGTGGTATCTGTCAGATTAGGAGCGTGAACTTCCGGCATTTCCACAGGCTTGATGGCATCAAGCAGCTTCTTCGCGGTATCGAAGTTGCTGGTCAGGTTCGCTTTCCAATCTTCGCGCACGTCAGCAGTGATTCTTTTTTCCTTGATAGCTTTGTTCAGGACGTTTTCGATCTCCTGTTCCTTGCGTTCCTCTTCTTGTCTTTCGAGCATATCAACGCGGTCTGCCTTGCGTTTCCACACGTCTACCTGCGCGATAAATTGTGCTTCCGTGGAGCTTGCGTCCATTCCGAAGCGGGAAGTCAACATTGTTAAATCCATGTCATTTTTTGATTTTTCGTTATTAATAGAGTCAGTAATCTCAATTTCACCTGTATAGCCGCAATTGGTAATCATTTGTGCCGTAGCCTTATCCACCTTTGCCTTGCTTGTTACTTCCGTCACAAAGCCGTTTTCCTTTGCTTCCTGTGCGCTCATCCAGTAGTCGCCTTTATCCCATGCGTCTTTGATTTTTTTCTTGTCGGTACACTTGGAAAGGAAAGCGTTCAGGTAGTGGTCATTCAGCTTGCGCATGACCTCCAACGTAGACTCAATATCAGCGACTTTTCCGCATGCGCCCCCGCTGACTTGGTGAATCATAAAAAGTCCGTTAGCGGGCATAGAAAATGATGTACAGTTAATAGCGACGTATGTTGCCGCACTAGCTACCAGTGCACCACCTTCACCTGTAATTTTGCCGGGAAACCTCTTGATCACGTTCACGATCTCATTAGCTTCGAAGCACTCACCACCGGGAGAATTGATATAGATGTGCACGTCTTTGATTCCTGATTTTATCAGTTGCTCAACCTTAGAAGTGAATTCCGCTTCCGTCTCCCTCCATTTTGATATCGTGCCTTTGAGTTCAATCCGGGCACGTCCGTTTTCCGCTGTTGCAGTCAGATTCATTTTCGCGATATTTAAAATTTCATGCTGCAAAATTGAGAAAGGAAAGGCGGGTACGGAAAAAGCGTTTTCATCTTGGAAAAAAAACAGTGTTAACAAGGACGTATTTTTTCCAACTTGGAAAGAATACGTTCCAACATGAAAAGCCATTTTCCACAGGTGGTGTTGAAATCTGACCTTTGCTTGCGTAAAAGAAAGGAAGCGATATGCCAAGCAAAGAGTACTACCGTAAATTAAAGAAGGAAGCGCACGACCTTTATGTAAGGGATGGAATGATGTGCAAGGAGATTTCCGAACGTATCAACGTGTCAGAAAGGTCTGTATCAAATTGGATCAATGAGAATGACGCACTTTGGAAAAAAGAGCGCCAAGCGTCCGTCATTTCATCAAAGAAGCAAGGGGACAACCTGAAACAAATCATCAACATTCTTGCGGATCAGAAACTGGAACTATTGCGCATGATTGACGAAGCTATTGCAGAAGGTGATAGTGATAAGGTGCTGGAGTTACGGAAACAGGCGGCAGGACTCGACAACAGCGTGGCGCAATGGGGAAACCAGCTCAAAGAAGTGGATAAAAAGAACCGGATAACGCTGGCTATATACATTGATGTAATGGGCAGGATATTCGATGCGATGAAGGCATACAATGCCGAACTTTACTTCAAAACACTGGACTTTCAGGAGAACCACCTTTATGAAGCCGCAAAAATGTTGGGATAATGAAAGTCGAAGATAGCAAAGCCCTCAAAGAGTATCAGGAGAAGCTAAAGCGTGCGCGGTGCACAGGCAACTTGATTGATCCGGACGAATCACTGACAGTTCGGATGAACCGCATACAGCGTGCAAAAAGTGATGTCAAATACCTTGTCGAGACTTATCTTCCCCATTATGCGACCGCAGACTGTGCGGACTTTCAGATCGCGCATGCCAACAAGGTAATGAACGATCCTATTTACAAAGGCTATGCGGAATGGGGACGCGGACTTGCAAAATCGGTATGGAACGACGTGATTATTCCTTTATGGCTATGGATCAATGGTGAGACACATTATATGTGTATCGTTTCCGATACGTTTGATCGCGCGTGTGACTTGTTGGAAGATATACGCGCGGAGTTCGAAGCAAACGAGTTACTGAAGCATGACTTTGGCGAACAGTATAATCCCGGATATTGGGAGAAGGGAAACTTCGTGACGATGAACGGGTTTATTTGTAAGGCGTTCGGTGCGAAGCAAAAGGTTCGTGGACTCCGTAAGGGTGCACATCGTCCTGACTTGTGGGTGGTTGACGACTTGGAGACACCACAGACAATCAAAAATAACCGGATGCAGGATGATTATGCGGACTGGATAGAAGCGGACGTACTGGCAACCATGACGGGAAAACGCAGGCGTCTGATAGGTGCAAACAACCGCTTTGCGTCCCGTATGGTACAAACTATTCTTAAACAACGGCATCCCGATTGGGACTGGCATTTGGTGAAAGCCTACGACCCGGTAACGTATGAACCTGCGTGGAAGTCAATGTATTCCGCACAGTTCTATCGGCAACAGGAAAAGGATATGGGTATTCTTGCGGCACATGCGGAGTACAATCATGTTCCACTTGTCAAGGGTAAAATATTCAAGCCCGAAATGGTGAAGTGGGGAAAGCTTCCTGACCTGCACATAATGAATGCGATTGTAGCACATTGGGACATTGCGTATGCCGGAACAGATACGAGTGACTTTAATGCCTGTAAGATTTGGGGACGGCACAAGAACGATTTTTGGCTGATAGACGGATTCGTAAAGCAGTCAAAGATGAAACTCTGCGTACAGTGGATGTGCATGAAGCAGGCTGAATTCAAGGCAAAGGACATTATTTGCTTTTGGCAGTATGAATCCCAATTTTGGAACGATGAAGTGAAACGTATCATAGGGGAAGCCGAAACGGAGACAGGTGTAGAACTGAACTTAGTCCCGGTACAGACTCCCAAAACAACAAATAAGGTACTTCGCATGATAAGCATGCATCCATATTATCAAAATTCCCGGATGCATGTCAACGAGGAACTGAAAGCAAACCCGGACATTGCTGTCGGTTTAAAGCAATTATATGCTGTCGAACCCGGCATGACAGAACATGACGATAGCCCTGACGCTGACGAACAGGCTGTGAAAAAGCTGGAGATATACACTGACACTCCACAATCGGAAGACGAACCCGCGACACGACCGTGGAAAGCGGGACGATATAAACGTAAATACACTTGGTAACTATGAAGTATATCAACATGGATGACCTGACAACCGTCATACAAAATCGGTTGCTGGTTGAAAGTATCGAAAAAGATGAAGAAGTCTTGGATGGAATTGAAGACCTTGTCATCAGTGAAGTATCTGCTTACATAAGCGGTCGTTATGACGTGAAAAAGATATTCGGTGTTCCTCCGATACGGACAGGGTTATTAATCCGGATAATATCCTGTATTACCGCCTTTCGTGCAGTAAGCCGGAATGCAGCCCGCAAAACGGGAAATAACCCGTTATCAGATATGAGCGACTGGGCTGACCTTATGCTTGCCAAGTTACGCGACGGGATCATGTCGCTGCCTCCTGAAATTCCTTTGATAACGGACGAGGAAGGTAATGTAGAATCTCCCATTCTGTTTGGTCATACGCGGAACAATGGATGGTTTCTTTAAATAGTTTTTAAACCGCTTTTAAAAGGTATGTTATGTATAAGAAGTTAAGAGAAATATTCAGCTGGTTTCAGCAGAAAGCCATTCGTCGAATGAGTCTGAAAAATGTACTTAATGAGTATTATTTTCGGATGGATAGCAGTGGGACACAATCTTCGTCAGGTGCTGCTTATAAACGACAGGCTATCGTCTACCGGGAAAAGACCATTGATGACTGGATCATGGCGGTAACTTCGGCAACCGATCCGGATGATCCCCGACGTGGCTTATTATATCGGTTCTACCAATCGTTGTACAATGACGAGCATTTACAAACGACGATTGACAATCGTGTATTACCTGTACAACAGGCGGAGTTCAACCTTGTAGATGACAATGATAATGAGGACGAGGAAGCGAAGAAATTGCTGGATCGTCCGTGGTATCACCAATTAATCCGGATATGTTTTTTACACCAGATGCAGGGAGTCTCACTTGCCGACATTTCCCACCTTGATGAAAACTTGGAAATCAGCCATGTGGAAGAAGTTCCCATGTCCAACTATATCCCGCAACAGATGATAATCGTCAAGGAAGAGTCAGACAAAACCGGATGGTCATATAAGGACGGGGCACTTGAACCGTATTACGTTCAGTTCGGGAATGCGTGGGCTTTGGGCATGTTGAATGAACTGGCAATTATCATGCTTGCCAAAAAACTGGGCTTAGGTTCGTGGATGAATTACATTGAGAAATACGGCATTCCGCCCGTCTTTGTTACTTCAGACAGACAGGATAAAAAACGTTTGGACGAATTATTCGAGATGATGTTGGACTTCAGGAATAATTTCTTTGCAGTGTTGTCCGGAAATGAAAAGGTCGAGTATGGGAAAGAAGCCGGAGGAAACACGACCGATGCCTTTTTACCATTAGAAGAACGATGTGACAATCAAATCAGTAAGCGTTTGCTTGGTCAAACAGGTACGACCGAGAATGGAGCATGGGAAGGAACGGCAGAAGTGCATGAACGTGTTGAAAAGTCCCGCCATGAATATGACAAGATGCTTTTCCAGTTCTATTTCAACTATATTATTATTCCTAAGCTGGTAAAAATAAGCCCGGTATATAAACCGCTTGAAAGGCTGAAATTAAAGTGGGACGATACGGAAAGTTTATCTATTACGGAATATATCGAAGCGATTAACAAACTGGCTTATACCTTTGAATTTGACCACGAAGAGGTCGCAAAGAAAACGGGACTTCCGATCATTGGTCAAAAGAAAAATCCCGGTGGTGAGCAGCAGGGAGGAACACTGCCGAATCAGCCCAAAACAGACCCTCAAAAAAAAAAGACCGAACCGGACGATAAAGCGGTAACGTCACCCGTCATGGAAGCCGGAGAGTATGATTTCAGCGGCATCATCGGCAGGGTGATGAAACAGGTTTATGAGCGCAAGGTCAAAACGGGAGATATTGACGAGGAATTATTCAGGAAGACATACGAGGAACTGAATAAGAAGGCAGCTGAAGGATGGGGGAAAGACGATTATGATGATCCGGAACAGGCGGAAGAACCTCAACGGATACGTGACAACTTGTTCAAGTTCTCCGGAGCGAAGACGTATCAGGAAATTAAGGAGATGAATGACGCTCTTTACGACGAAAATGGCAAAAAACTATCTTATAAGGATTTCCGGGAAAAAGCACTGGCGATCAACAAGGACTACAATGAAAACTATCTTCGGACGGAATTTGAAACGGCAGAAACAAGTGGCAGACGCGCCAGTGAGTGGCAAGAGTTCAAAGCGAACGCGGATATCATGCCTAACCTGAAATATGTAACTGCGGGGGATGAAAGGGTACGAGAGTCACATAGGATACTGGATGGCGTCGTAAAACCTATTAATGACCCGTTTTGGCTGCAAAACTACCCGCCCAACGGGTATCGGTGCAGGTGTTATGTCGAGCAAACGGATGAGCCTGAAACCCCTGCCACCCCTGTCGTGACGATACCGGATGCCTTTGCAAATAATGTAGGGCAATCCGGTGAAATATTCACTGTCGCTCACCCGTATTTTTCAATGCCTGACGAACACTTGAAAAAAGTCAGGAAAGAGACAGAAAGAAGCAAATTATACGCTCCTTATCATAACGATCCGGAGTCGAAAGTACTAATCAGCGACTTTGCCGATCCGAAAGACTTGGTGAAAAATGTCGAAAGCGCACGGGTGATTTCAAAAGAGCTAAAGATGAAAGTTAAAATCCGCCCACATATCAACGAGGACGGGGTAAAGAACCCGGAATATTTGATTAACGAAAAGCTGGCAGACCTGAAGAACATTCAGGGACTAGGCGGTATCAAAAACGGGCTGGACAGTTCACGTAAGCAGCAATGTGAGTACACGGTTTTTAACCTTGATGCATTTGAAAGTCTCAAGCCCGAAATGGTGCAGAACAAGTTGAATGGAATATATAAGCTATATGGGGACAAGTTCTCCGGACAGCAGATGATATTCATTTATAGTGGGAAGGCTGTGAAGGTATCGTGGAAAGACGTGAAAGCCGGAAAGGTTACCAAGCTCTTAAAAGAACTTCAGGAGTGACAGCCGAAACTGACACTCCTGAAGGGAGTTCTTGACCTGTTACAGCCGCGAACATTGCAAATATACAATTTTATTTTGAAATACAAATGGAAAGGACTGAATTACCTGATTTTTTCAAAGAATTATCCACGCTGGTAGAAGATGCGCACCGCTATGCGAAAGTTGCGGGTGTGAACTTCTTTAAGCAGAATTTTCGCAGGCAGGGGTTTCTTGACACATCACTGACACCGTGGGCAAAGAGATCGCTCACTATTGGTTCGGATCGCGGTGTATTGATACAAAGCGGAAAACTTCGCGACAGTATCCATGCAGTCAGTCGGGGGATAGACCGCATTACTTTTCAGACTGATCCGCTGGCGTATGCCAAGATTCACAATGAAGGCGGGTATATTGTCGTAACGGAGCGAATGAAGCGTTATTTTTGGTTTTTGTATATGAAATCGACCGGAACTATGCAAAAGAAGAAAAACGGTGAATTACGGCAAAATAAAGCCAATGCGCGGCTGTCTACAATGGCTTCCTTTTACAAAGGTATGGCACTCAAAAAGGTGGGCAGTAAAATAAGGATTCCAAAACGTCAGTACATGGGTGAATCTGCCACATTTATGAAGCAGCTGGACGCATGGATAACATCGGAGATTGACAAACGATTCTCAAATATTTAATCAATATAATTATGATTTGGACAGACTGTTACAAAGAACTGGTTGAAATAATCCGGGGCAAAAATGAGTTCCTGGCATCTATCCCGGATGAGTATTCCGAGCTAAGGGAACAGATGGAAAATACACCAGAGATTGAACATATTGACATGTGGCATGAGCAGGTCAGTTTTCTCGATGAGGAACATCCGTTCCCGTCTCCGGCTGTATTCATTGAATTTAATACACTGGGCATCGAGGACGAAGGATTACTCGTTCAACGGCTTCACACACAGATTGATTTCCGGCTATTTTACGAAACCTTTTCCGATACCTGTGAAGGTGCGGCAATGCAGGAAGAGGCGTTGTCCTTCCTTGATCTGTTGACATTGCTGGGGATGATGCTACATGGGAAATCGGGAAAGAACTTCGGCACGCTCCGACGTACCCATGTCGGACGGGAAGAGTCGGGAGGTGCGGGAAACTTGTACCGGATAAGCTTTGAATGTGAAATTATGGATTATACCACAATGGAGCTTGCAAGCCATGCCGATATGAAAGACCGTGAAATGAAAATTAGCAATGGGGGCTTACCGGAGAAAGCGGAAGACGAAGAACCGCTGTATCATCTATGATACAACGCCTAAAAGCTAAGGCTTAGTTGACTTATATCATCCTTTTTTGAATCAGGCTTTTTGCCCTCTTTTAATTGCTCGTAATATGATAAATTCTCCGATATATAAAAGATTCGTTTATAGATGTAGTTCTGATCAAGGAAGAACAGGTCATGACTCATACGCAAAAGAACATCCTCTAAGCGGATGCGCTTTTTATCATAAAGAAGATAGAAAGTCTCTACCATCTTCCGGTCACGTATTTTGGTCATTTCAGGATTCCGCATAAAAAAACATTATTATAGCGCAAATATACGGATTTCCAATGATTTGTCAAAATTGAATATAAGCCTGCGGGGGAAAGGCTATAAAAAGCCCCCAGCCTGTTAGTAAAGACGCCAATCACATACTAACAAAATGCGAGTAGACGCACAGCCGGGGGCAAAGACCCTTGCTGCGTCTACTCGCATTTTTGCTTTATGTGATTGGCATTGCAAAGATAATCAAATTTGTATTATGAAGGTCATAGAGATACTAAACTTTAATCGGGAGCTCCTGAAAAAATTGCAGGATGCCGGAATACGGCTTGAGGATTGTCGCTATATCGATCTGTATGCGGATTATATGAAACTGTTAGGACATGGTGAGAAAGTGTCTTATATAGTCGCAGCATTATCTGACAAGTACCTTGTCAGTGAGAGAAAGGTATATAGTCTTATCAAGCGTTTCCAAAGTGACTGCAAAACGTTTGCAGTGTAAACGGCTTCATGTATCGTGCCGGATTGACAGCCCCGGAGTACTTTTGTCCCAAACTCAAAATTATTAGTTATGGGAAAATATACGTATAAACCGCAATATGGCGTTATCGTCATTTGCACAGATGAAAAGGAACAGCAGGCTATTTATGAACGCCTGAAAGCTGAAGGTTTAACTTTAAAAGTAGTAAGTGTATGAGAGTAGAAGTACGACACCACTGCAGCGATTTTGACAGCTATCGCGCTGCAAGGGTAAAGAGCCTTTTCAATGCGGAAAAAGGTTGTGATTGGGAAAAGGTAGCTGAATTGCCCATCGAGGACAAGGAATGGCAAATAGGTTTGATAGTCGGACCGTCAGGAAGTGGAAAAACCAGTATCGGAAGCAAAATCTTTAACGAGCCGATTTATGACCTTTACTCCGGTTGGGACAGCAATAAACCTATTATTGACTGCATCGCTCCGGACGGGGATTTTAATACAGTCACTGGAATGCTTTCGGCTGTAGGTTTGGGTGATGTTCCGGCATGGTTAAGACCTTTCAATGTACTGTCGAACGGTGAGAAATTCCGCGCTGGTTTAGCTCGCTTGGCTTGCGAACGTCCGGAGCGTGCAGTCGTTGATGAATTTACGTCCGTGATTGATCGTCAGATCGCGAAAGTGGGTGCAGCAGCATTCTCAAAAACTTGGAGACGTGGCAAAGGTAAGATTGTCCTTCTGTCCTGTCATTATGATATTATTGAATGGTTGCAGCCGGATTGGGTGTACGATACTGCGGAGGCACGGTTTTATAGCCGTGACTGTCTTCGGCAACGTCCAAAACTCGAACTTCAAATTTATAAAGTCAGGGGAACTGTATTCCCAAGACTGTTTAAACAGCATTATTATTTAGACTTGCCATTGCCCGTTGCTGCGGAATATTTCGTGGGTTTCATTGGGAACGAGCCCGTATGCCATTTGGCAGTAGCCCCCCTTTTCACAGCTGGAGCGTATCGCTCGACGCGTTTGGTGGTCATGCCGGAATGGCAGGGCATCGGAGTTGGTACTAAATTCTTAGCTGCAGTATGCGAATATCATCTGAAGGGGAACGGACGTTGTGGGAAAAAACTACCTGTATTTTTCCATACTTCACATCCCCAGTTATGCGGAGCTTTGCGGCACTCAAAGAAATGGGTACAAACGGGAGCCAGCCTTTATGGTTCGAATAAGGCGAGAAGTGCAAGTTCGATGGCAAAGTCCATGCAGAGAAAAGGAAAGTCCGATAAATGTTCTACCGGATACGGAGGTCATTTCAGGGCAGTACAGGCATTTAAATATATTGGGGAATATGATCATCAAGATATTAGGAAATAAGGACTCACAGGCTTACAAAATAGCGGAAGCCTGTGTACGCGAGAAAGGTCACCGTGTTTGGAACGAAAGCACCGGAGTGTATGATTTAGCCATTGCCCCGCTTCTGACGGAAAAGGTGTCGGTGGAAGTGCTGAAAGAACCGCTTTACGGGACATTGATATTTCACCCGTCACCACTGCCGTATGGACGTGGCGCGTCTTCAATCAAATGGGCTTATAAACGCCAAGAACCAATCACTGCCGCCACATGGTTTTGGGCAGATAACGGACTCGATACGGGTGATATATGTGAACAGGAAATAATCAAAATAGATTATTCTGCCCGCCCGCGTGATTTTTACGAACGTGATATTCTGCCCGCTATGGAAAGGACGCTGGTACGTTGCTTGGATAACATTGAAATTGGGTATATACGGAAAATACCACAGGTGGAAAACTATTCAAGCTATGACAAGCGGTTATAAACATTCATCCAAAAAGAGTATGAGTATGTTAAAAGAGGAAATTACAAGCACAACTGCCGGATATACAGTAAATGCACCACAATGGGTGACTACATCCACGCAAGTACCAGAGTTTAAGTCCTTTTATAAGACCGTCTCCGGAAATGAAGGGAATAAATGTAATTATCCGACACGTTTAGACCTTTACGGCTGTGGATGCTTTCACGACTGTTCTTATTGCTATGCAAAGTCGCTTCTTAATTTCAGGGGATTGTGGCATCCTGATAACCCGTCCGTTTCCCGGACGGACAAGGTAGAGAGGAAAATTTGTAAATTAGAGCGGGGAACAGTTGTGCGTTTGGGTGGAATGACTGACTGTTTCCAACCTTGTGAGGCTGTTTACAGGGAAACCTATAAAGCTATTCATAACCTGAACCGTCAAGGGGTACATTACCTTATTGTGACAAAATCATCAATGGTGGCAGATAACAGATATATCCGGTTGATGGATAAGAGACTGGCACATATACAAATATCTGTGACTTCTACGGATGACACACTTTCACGTACATTTGAAAAGGCGTGTCTACCATCTGCACGGATTAAAGCTATTGAGAAGCTGCAGGAGCAAGGGTTTGATGTGTCTGTCAGGTTATCCCCATTTATCCCTCAATTTATTGACTTTAGGGTTCTGAATAGTATCAAATGTGATAAGATTCTGGTGGAGTTCTTGCGGGTAAACACATGGGTGAAGCAATGGTTTGATATTGACTATTCCGAATACACCCTGAAGCATGCCGGGTATAATCATTTGCAGCTGGATCGAAAAATCGAATATCTAAATAAGATTTCAGGATTCAGGGAGATTTCAGTTTGTGAAGACGTGGATAGTCATTTTCAGTACTGGAAGGAGAATGTAAACTACAGCCCGAATGATTGCTGTAATTTGAGACTATAAAGTTTAGCCGCGCAAGAAAAAAAACTTGCGCGGCTTTTTTTGAATAGATAATCATTTGTAGAATATGTATTTTTCTTCACAATAAATACAATGATTTTCCTTGCAATACTTCTCAACTGCTTTGCGCGTTTTAAAGTCTTTTATTTTTCCATCTTTTGATTGAATATGTTCCACATTAAAGTCCTTGTCTATCTTTAGAGGAACAAACCTTGTTTGAGTATTAAATCGCTTCATGTTTTTAGTTATGATTTTATTTCTTTTTCCATTAATCTTAAAATCCTGTTGAACTCACTACGACTCATATTGGTAGGCACAAAAGATGCTTTTACCTGTTCAAACGGACGAAGATAATGTTTCAATGTCTCTTGAGCTTCCTCCCTTGCCTTTTGGGCACACTTTTCAATATATTCTTCATCTGTCATATTATAATCAGTAACAGTGTCTATCACCGTTGAGAATCGGCATAAAAGCCCATTTTTTTGTCTTGCTATAAAGTTCATATCTGTATTGATTTGAGGGTTATAAACTGCTTACAAATTCGCGTAATTGGGTGCGATAAGTTTCTCTTTCAGTTTCTTCCTGTTCATTCAATTCATCATAACGGTCATGGTCGAATAACTCATCAATAGCATCCTGACACATTTTCTGTAGCTTTTCCGGTTTAACAGCATCAAGCTCAACTTGTCCCAGTCCATCCCAATTAGCGGTACGACTATCGGTTTCTTTGGCGGGTGCAGGTGGTAAATTCCACGCTATAACCTGATGTTCCATTAAAGCGATACGGCGTACTTCAATGCTTTCACACCCTAACCGACGAATGTTCTCCTCAATAGCACGAGGGATATCTTCACCGGATGGGTCATAGTCTCCGAAATAGATAATAACAGGGATTTTCCCACGTGATTCGGCTTCTTTAAAGCGTAGTGTTGCCTCATTCAGAAATGTCAATGAAGGATATCCCTTGCATGCCCCAAGAGCTACGTGATTGCGAGTACATGGACTTTGAAAAACCCCTTGAAGTGCCTTCTTCTCAATGAATATTTCAGGGTAATAAACCTGATTTTCCCATCTGTTTTTATAATAGATATCCATCCAGTTTCGTATAGCCTCTTTTCCTTCCTCAATTGAGTTATCGAGGTCTGTTTCCTCGTATCTTGTTTTACCTACCATTGTGCGGTCAAGATCGGAAAATGCGTCAAAATCAACCAACCCCGCCCAACGCGCATCAATCATGGCAGCCACAACACGTTTGTAGTGCTTGATACTGTTTGTCATTCCTATAGACACAAGCTGGTAGTGAAGTCCACGAAGGGTTAATATACCCTTCTCATAACGGTTAACAATCTCTATCGCATTGTCCGTTATCCACTTTCTGGTAAATTCGTCTTTCGTTATCTTGCTCATTTTTTTTGTCTTACTCTATTATTTCTTCAGGATATTGCTCTGTTAATGATTTAAAGAAGATGTCTTCAACTTCTCCTTTCGTCCATCCGTGAAAGTTATTGTGTACATCACAAGCCTTTTGACACTCTTCTTCTGATTCATAGTTTACAGGCGATACTGGTATATAGCCATTACCAACAATGAAAGCTGCTATTACATTATCATCTTCTTCCTCTTGTACCGGGTGCATGGGATAAATCAAATTACCACGGTGATCTTTCTTTTCATATCCGTATTCCATAATATTCATTTTTACTTTGTTTCATCCTTTTTTAAGGAAGCCTTGTAGGTTTCTTCCATACGTTCAATCTCTTCCACACATTGCAACCATCCGGGGAAGCCCCCGATGTTTTTGTCATCAATATAACAATGGGCATATATCTTTTTCCCACCGTCTCCATATTTAGCTACATTCTTCGGATCATGATCATTTACACGGTCAAATGGAATTTTTCGTTCTAGCAGCCAGTTGATAGCGTTCAATAGCTGCTCACCAGTACGGCATGTCCAAATAATGATTTTGTGTCCTTCGTCATGTAATTTTCGGAGTGACTCACCAGCGTATGGTTGTTCCCCGTCAATAGCCGGGAACTTCCCCCGGCTAATTGTTCCATCGAAATCTACAGCTATAATCATATTGCACTCATGGATAACGGTAAGCGTACCGGATTACCTTCTTCATTTTTCAATTCCACTTCGATGAATTGACAAGTGGGTACTGGATGATAAGCGTCACGGATGATCTTGATAGCTTCAATGAAATCTTTGTCACCCGTTTTGTTGGCAAGCTTTTCCAACTCCAATACCTTGTTAGCTTTCAATGCGCCCTTGCGGTTCTTAGCGAGCAACGACATCACCGTGTCCACAAGTGCTGCACTATTTTCATCTTTAGCCATTGTGCTCATGTAGCGTTTTACCATCGAAATACCTACTTCTACTGTATCATCCCAACCTTCATTGATACGGTTACCAATAGTGATTGTTTTTCTACTGTCTGATGTAGTAAAAGTGTCCGTCTGCCTGTCTATTTTGACATTGAACAGTTCTTCCTTCATCTTGATCACGCTATCGAACTCGCTGAATATTTCATTCTTTAGCCGCTCCATCTGCGCTGAAAGTTCTTGCAGTTTCTTTACTGACGTATTTACCGTCACATCTACCAAATCTTTATAATTCTGACGTTCTTGGTCAATGCGTGCCCGTTCGGCTTTGTCTTCAGCTTCCAGTTGCATTTTCAACTTTGCCTTTTCCTCTTTAGATAAATTGCTAATATCCATACCGTTAAGTTTTAAATGATTAATTACAGTTTTATTTTATATACTTCTTTCAGTTCTCTTTCCTTATTTTCCGCTTCAATGATAAGCGATGATCTCCGATCTACTAACTTCGCGAACTCGTTACGATCCATATTTCCGGCAAACAGTTTCTCATGTATAGCATCCAGTTCACCGGGAATCTTATCAAGCCGATCCAGTAACTCGTTAATTCGGTTTATCCGGTGTTGTTCCGCACTAATATCCGCCATCTTCTTTCTTCTTTAATATTGATTCCAGCTTCGGTATCAACAAGAGAAGTTCTTCCCCGTCCAGTTCGCGAAACTTCTTTCCAGCTATCCGGACATCAAGGCAAAACGCATTTACCGCTCCCCAGTCCGTTGTGTCGATTCCGATCCGCTGCACTCTCTTCAGGACAGCCGACCTGCGTCTCCTTATTTCCCGTTCGGTGATAGTCAAATCCCGGTTTTCTTTTTTCGCACCGTTCAAATAGCCACAGAGATACATTGCTTCGCTGTATGTCAACTCTTTTGTGGTATTTGTCCGTCCATCCGTTAGGTCTAGCAGGATAGCCCGCTTTTGTTCGTCATCAATGCCTTGTGCGCTGTATATGATATGCAGGCGTTTGATAAGGCTTTTACTGATAGGTTTCTTCGTCTTCTGTTCCATCATTATCGCTTTTAATATTTTCAATCCAATATTTTTGATACCCTTCCGCCCATACTATGTAATATCCGCGTGAACCTCCTTTGCCACGTCCGATAAATGTTGCCTTGAAATGTTCCACGTAGATTCTTTTAAAGCTGTCACGTTTCACGTCATAGGCGGTTTTTCCTTCCACCTCGCGCCCGTCCACATGCGAGATAAAGACAAATATCTTTCGTGGATACTTCTTGCGTAGGCGGATTATTTCGGGGGCTTTCGCTCCCCCTTGCTGCTCGAAGTATTGTATGGAGTCTATCATTATCACGTCCGGGCTACGTTGCTTTGACAAGTATTCGTCCAATTCTGTAATGGTGGCTTCATCCGAATAGATTATATTATTTGTTTTACTATGAATGCCGACACTAAGAACAGAATTCACGAAGTCGTCGCACGCACCCATTTCCAGTGTTAAATAAAGAACCCGAAGCCCCATTTCATCAAATTTGCGTGCCAGTTGTAGAGCGAAAGAACTTTTTCCTTGTCCCGACTTTCCGTAAATGATCCAGCAACCGGACTTTTCCGGACGACCGAATGCCAGATACCACTCACCGTCAAAATCAATATATTCATGTCGGATGTCTTCTAGGTTCTTTTGACTCCAAACTTTCATGCCAATTCTCCACGCTCGATTTGTTGTTTGATTATACGGTCTTCGATCATGCCGGACAGTTCGCGCAAATCATCGGTAAACCAAACAAATTTTCCCGGTACAGGCTCTTTTTTCTCTTTGTTCAACTTGCCCCAAATGGTCTCCTGTTCTTCCATATCGTTGATCCCGTTTGCCGTACAAATAGCTTTAACGTCTTTCTTTGTCGCTCCAAGCAATGTGATATAGTTCCGGCAAAATCTACCGTCGATTTCGTCATATCCTTCTATACGACCAACATAACGCTTGATATTACGTTCCAACGTCTCTGTCCCGGCTACGATAGCCCCCATACGGTGTAAAGTGTCATCATATAGAGGTATAAGCGTACAGAGAGCACTGTGCGCCAGTTTTCCGGCATCATCAAGTATTAACAAAGGGGATTTTCCAGCCATACGGTTAATGTGTGAAACAATTAAGTCCATCAAGTCATCGTTATCCATATAGCGCGTTACTGTTTCTCCCATACATGTAGCTAACTTGGTCAGGAATTTACGGGCTGTCCACTTCCTGCATTTCAGATATATAACTGAATTATCAGCACTCATGTTATAAAGGTCTATGAGGGATTGAGTTTTCCCACTGCCGGAGCGTGAAGATATGCACATCCATTTGTGATTCTTTTTTGCGGCAACGAACGCGGTGCGTACCTGCTGGTAACTGGTGACGCTTTCCACTACATTCCAGGCGTTTTCGTAATAATTAAGACCGGAAGCAATCTTTTCTGCGATGGAGTCTTCATTCGCTCCATACTTGCCGCTTCTGAATTGGGACATGGCGGTGTCCGATATTCCACACTTCCGCGCCAACTCCGTTGCAGATGATCCGCGATTGATTAACTTCTCTATGTACGTTTTTAATGCTTGATTATCCATGTTGTATATCTTTTAAATTGTTTTTAAATCATCTTGAAAAATTCATATCCAGTGGGTTGTAATCGTAATCTTCATCATCCGTTCCGGTGGAAGCCATTACTACACTTTGTCGGGTGATATGTTGAGTCACTTCCGTGAAATCCGCGTCCGTGGCATCATCCCTCATTTTCGACCGGACATCCTTATGCTGCCCTAAACTGTCAGTAATCAAGTATCGGTCAAGGACTGTTGCCGCAGCTATTTCAGGAATACGCTGACAAATGGTGGTGATTCGCCTGTCTACGTCTTTCACTTTCTCCTTCACCGTTTCCACCATTTTAGTATTGAACCTGTCCACACGTGTCCGGTATTCAAAATGTTCCGGTTTCTGATCAGCCAAAGCCATCGGAACTTTAAGATCACGTTGCAGCACATATTGCAATGTCCCAATCTCTTTGTCAACACGACCGGACTTCAGGCGTTTTGCGTTCGATACAAGCACCTGACTCATATCGTCCGGGTCAAAGCGTACTACCCAGTCTTCGTTGTAATGGTCGCGAAGAGAAAGGTCGAAGCTGTCGAAGCAGATTCGTTCACCCATGAACTCGATAAACATGCCCGAACCAGTAATCTTATTTGTGCGTCCGGTAGTTTCCCCCATAAGCATCAAATATTCCTCAATGCCGAAAGGCATTTTACGTGCTTCTTCGGTGCGTTCCCACGCTGCGCGGTAAGCGTCTATCTTCTTTGCCCGTTCTTGCGCTATAATAGCCTCTAATTGCCCTATAACGGTGGCTTCGTCAGGAATGAACTTGTGATTTTGATTTAAGACTTCCAAATTAGGCTGATTATCCTTGTCAGAAGTGATACCAAAGCCTGACCAGTTCGCCTGTTTTTGGCAGTATTCCACGTTCAGGTGTTTGAAATAGGGTTCTATTATTTTGGACTTTGCATTTCCCAAAGCAGCTGGTGTATAATACTTGGTCATGGCTTCATAGAAAGGAACCATCACCTTCTTTTGATAATTGTCGCTTTGTAACTGTAAAGGTTTATAGCGGTTGCCAAACAGCTCCTTTGTATGTTGCACCGCGTTTCGTAATGCTTCACGAATAAGAGCGGGTGACTCATGATCACCAATGGCGTACCCGACCGGATATTTTTCACATGCGTCAAGTACGACTACCATCGTTTTCCGGTTGGTATAAGTGGTGTACATATATCTCTTTTCCTCACCGTTTTTCTTTACCGTTTTGGGAGTCTTTTTCTGATAGAACAGTTCCGCATCCCATCCGTCCAGCGTCCAGTAAGTAAGTGCTTGTGTCGGGGCTTCGCGGTGTATCTGTTTCATGCGTGTGTTCTTCAGGGCTTTGTCTCCCTTGTTTCCCGCCATTGTTGTGAGAGCAAATTTTTGTCTCCAGTTCTCAACGGTGGTAGGACTGTCAATCGGTTTCCAATCCATTAGGGAAGCCACCTTGTTATATTCTTCCATGATTTGAACATTATTCAGATTGTTATGCATACTGATTAATTTATGCATCACCGCCTTCGCATCCTCGTTCATTACGACTGCCGCGTATTTGTTACCATACGATTTGTGAATGACACTGCGATAGCCTTCTTCCTCGCTGATCCGTCGTGCTGCTTCATATTGCTCGCATTTACGTTTCAAAGACTTCCAGTTCTTCGGTAGGTTATGAGGAAAAATATCACGCCCGTTCGGGTCTTTCAATGTTAGTAAATCATTGCTCAATTTGCAGAGTTTTTCCCAAACATTGATCCGTGTGCTTCCACCACCTATCGAGTTAACTTTACGACCATCGCGAAGGGACAGGAGCGCATTCATTATGCGCACATTAAGGGTATATTCGTCAACCTTCGCAGGCGGTAGTTTCTTATCACCGTCATAGCGGTATTTCACACTGAAAAACTCATAGGCAGCGTTACCGTAGACAATCGCATCTTCCAGTATGGACTTCTGTGTTTTAGTAGCAATTTCCGCACGGGGGTCACCTTTACGTACAATGTACTCTTTCTTTACGTCCTTTCTCATGGTTTCAAAATCTACTAGGGCAGGACATCCGGGAATACCACGACGGAGTACGATAAGTTGACCGTTCTTTTTCATTTTGTAGTATGTGTTTTCGTTTATGAATCCGTCCTCACTCCCTACTTTCGTTTTAGGGTTAAAGAGGATTAACTCATTTGCAAAAACGCAAATCCGGTTATTAAATATCTCAGCCATTATATTAATATTATTACTTGTGCAAGTTTCGGCACTGCCCCGAAATTGTAGCTACTTCCCAATCTTCTTACCATTACCTATTGAAAACGATGTATGGCAAATTCAAATTAATAGTGTTCTCCTGACGGAAGTTCTGTTCTTGCAATCCATTACTTTTTATCTTTCTTCTTTTTCTATTTTTTTGCTCTCCAACGCACATGCGATAACTATGACTAGAAGAAGGATGATGAATGCACTAAGTGTATCTCTATTAGCTTCGTCGGTTTGTCCTCCCAACCATAAGCCGTAACATAACCCAATAGCTATTGAAGCTTTCTGAAGAATCGTAATTTGTTTCATATCCAAGTGTTTTAAAGTGTTACAACTTTTTCAACTTCTCCATGCGAATTGAGAATTTTCACTGTTTCCGAGTTCTCTACTTCTTTTATTTCAAGAAGTTTTCCGCCATTCTTTAGTGCGGACTCCCTTATTTTCTGTGCTTGTGCGCTATTTCTACGAAATAAAAGGGCTTGACTTATATTCTGTATGCTAACTCCGAAAATTTTAGCAAGGTTTGCTTTCTCTGAAGCACTTAGTTCTATTTTCTGTCTCATATATCACTAATATTTAATATTTTCTGTATATTTGGGGGCTGTTTCAAAGAAACATGCTGCAATATTACGAAGATTTTAGTAACCAAGCAAGGAATTTGCGAAGATTTTAGTAGAAAAATAAGCTTTTTAACTATGATTTTAGTGACTACAAAAGAGAGATTATTACAATATCTTGATTATAAAGGTATTAGTAGAACCCAATTTTATGCCGATTTAGACATAAAAAGGGGGTTGTTAGACAGTGATAAAATGAAAGCAACAATATCGGATGTGGTTCTTGCTAAAATTTTAGTTGCTTATCCTGATCTAAATTTTGAATGGCTTCTAACCGGGAATGGTGAAATGCTAAAGCAAAATAAACTTGCTCCAGTAGAACCCTTTATTAATACTCGGTTGGACTCTGACGACTTAGTGTCTATCCCGATTGTAGATATATCTATAGCTGCTGGATGTGGCGGGTGTGACAACCCCGATAGTATTGAAATAATGGATACTATAAAATTACCTTCGCACATGCTTCACCGTGGAAGTATATATTATTGTGCTCGCGTTCGCGGTGAGAGTATGTCACCCACTATGCTTGACAGCTCATACGTTATTTTAAGACTGCTAGACAGATGTGAATGGGGAGATATAAAGGATCATTATGTATATGGTATTAGTGATCGTGAAGGAAGATCTTATATAAAAAGAATTAAGAACCGTTTTCGTGATCATGGATTTATCACATGTATGTCCGATAATGTAGATAAAGCTAATTACCCAAATTTTAATTTAATGGAGAATGAAATAAATAATATACTTTATGCTGAATGGTATTTATCAGCTAAAATGCCGAATTTGAACGAGACTTATTATGATAAGGTAAACCATTTGGAGAATGATATGGACATTTTAAAAAGTCAAATGTCTCAAATAATGAAGAGTGTAAATTCAATAAAGTAAAGTCTACTCATTAGTATATAATGAGTCCCATGTCTCACCCATATAATAAATCAAGTGTACTACTTGTGATTAAAGCATTGATATACATGTAGTTAATGCGTGGTAACATATATCTAATTTTGTATTATAGGTCATAACTCAATATCAAAATCTATAATATAGGTCGTAACTCAACATAAAAAATCCCCCAAAAAGTACGGGTGTTAGACGGGTGTTATTCACATTTTGTTTTAAAATCATACGGGTGATTGGCGGGTGTTAGTGCGGGTATGCTGATTTTTAACTATAAATTAACATCTATAACTTCCGGTATAGTTTAAGGAAAATAATCACTTCGATTTGCTGTATTCTTTTCATTATTTTATATATTTGCAATGCGAAAAACTTCCATATAGTAACTATATAGAAGTTTTTTACATTGTAATCATCTAAAAATAAAGCTATGGCTAAAGAGACTAAGGTTATACATGTTCATCTCATTTTCAAAAAAACAAGCCGTTTTTTTGGCTCTATATCAGCAATATATTCCGAATTTACTGCTGAAGAGATAGGTATTACGGAAGAAACCCTACGGCACAAAGGACTGACGGATGGTGTTTCTTTTGCTACTAAAAAAGCTATTATACAACAAGGAGTACTTATTAGAAGCGTGCGAAAATAGGATTTTAAGCCGTTATAACGCATTTCTATATCCAAATCAACAAGGCTATACACCCAGTCTAAATGGAGTGTATAGCCTTTGTTTTGAGTCTAAAGCAGAAGTAACATACAGCCTTTCCTTCGTCTTTTTATTTCAGCCCCCTATTATTTCCCTTTTTACAGCACGGTTCACCGGAACGAATATAGAAGCAACGGAAGCAAAATAGAAGGAACGGAACTTTTTGTTTTCTCCCCAAATATATCGATAGACATTCGTCAATCACCGATGTATAGGCGGTTTCACGTACTTCTCCCTACACCTCATTCATGCCACATTTTGTATTGAGCCCCGTATACCTGTCACTTTTAGATTGACAACATTACTACCTCTAAAACAGTTCCTGAACAA